CGTCACCATGCCGGTCGTCCAGTTGGCGGCTGTTACCGAGTTTATCGCAACCATCGCCGTGCCGTTCCAGCGAGTCGTGCGGTCCGATCCCAGGATCAAGGCCAAAATAATCTTGCCGGTCGCCGAGTATTTTAAATTGAGTTCGCCTGACATGGTTATTTCACCCTCATGATCCAAACGACATTGTAATAGGGCGGTAAATTTTCGTGTGCTTCTGTGGAATCGTTGACATCACCAATCCCGCCTGTCTCGAAACTAGTAAAGAGCGTCCCCTCTGATGTATTCGCTTTAGTCAAAACATTTATATCCTCGCCTAAAGTGCTACCAGGATATTCGACACTAGAAATATTATGGTCGTGTGGCGGCATTTGGTTAAGAGCTAACGTAACGGTTGCCGCACCGCCGGTGCCGCCTGATGTTGAGTTGCCGCAAAGGAATCGATTAGCGCCATTGAGATTCGGTATGACCTGCCCGTTATAGACGCTACCCGAGTCGTTCAGCGTTTGACCGTTGCATTCGACCCAACCCGACGGCAAGGCGGGCGTGTTCGTGTAGCTTTTAAGCCAGGCTACGACGCTGCCGATGGGCGCAAGAATGGGAATTGGAGATATAGGGATTCCACCAGGCATGTTTAGCGATCCTTTCATTTATTTGGCCCCCGGTGATTACGCCGGGGGTATGCCGGGCATTCCCGCCCGGCATTGTGCAGGTTTTGTTGGGGCGGCAGTTTAACTGCCGCTCCAACAGATGGCTATTCTATTTTTTGTTGGGGCGACCGTTCAATTGCCGCCCCAACCGGTTTAGCCAACCGCCGGCCCGGCCCATTCAATTCCGACAGTCATTGGCGCGGCGGTTTAACCGCCGCGCCAACCGGGTGAGTAAATCCGACACCGTTTTACGAGCCGCCGCCGCGCGTGCCACTGGCTCAGCCAGTGCCCCCTACCGCGCCGGTGCTCTTTACAATGTAGCGCGGATTGATCACCGCCGCCGCGCCGCGTTCGCTGGCCTTGTAACGGACCACGATGTCCTGGCTGAACTCGGCCTCGCCGTGCACGGGCGAGCGGGTTACGGTGATGGGCCAATTCTCCATGTAGGCAAAGGCCTTTTTGAAGTCGCCGATAAACCACCACTTTTTCGCAGCCGCGGCCGTCTGCCCGGAAGCGATAATGCGGCGATAAGCCAGCCGGCTTTCATCCACCCGGTAACGCCCCAGCGGATTGGCCGCCGTAGTGGCAATCTCTTCGCCGGCAGTGGTGTAGGTGATCTCCGCCGCGTTGAACACGCGATGGGCCGCATGGCGATATGCAGGCATGACCAGCACGGTCGTCGCCTGAATCAACACCGGCTCGCCCGTATTGGGATCCAGGATGTCGGCAAAAAGTTGTTCGGCGACGTCCACGTCGGTCCAATCCAGCAGTTCCTGATCCGTTACGTTGATCCACGAGCCGTCGGGCGCCGTGCCCGTGCCGGTGCTGCTGAAAGTGTTGTAGCTTGCGCCCTTCCACTTGTAGTTGTTTGTGGCGCCGATCACCAGGTCGATGAGCCGTTTTTCCTTGTTCAGGCCGAGCACTTCGCCGACTTCGGCCGCCCGCTGAAGAATGAGATGGGTGCGGTCGAAAAAGATCGCCTCCTTGGTCACCGGCACGATGAATCCCCGCTTTGTGGTTTGCGGCGTATCGATGTAATCCTCTCCGAAACCCAAGTTGGTGTACGGCATGCCAGGAGCGACCTCGGCGGCTTCGTTGCTCACGCGCCCGATGCCGGGAATCCGCTCGCCGTCGAGCCGGGTGGGAACCGTGCCGACAAGCTTGGACACCACAAACGCCTCTTGCTCGTATGCCTCGAGAATTTTCGACCGGATCACCTGCCCGGTGATATTCGAGAAGGCCGTCACGTCCACGGCCTCGCCGGCTTCCATGAGCGCCGCGCCCCCGTTGCGTGGATCCATCTGCCGCACTCGTTCGCCGCTCAACGTGGCCTCGGCAAGTTCACGAATGCTGAAATCCTCGGGCTGCAATTGGCCTTGCTCCAGGGCCTCCTGCAAATGCCTCACGGTCTTGTCCGGACCGCTGAGGTCGTACATCTGTTTCAGTTCACGATACTTTATCGCTCTCACGATTTAGTTCTCCTTGTAGGTAGTTGTCGGTTGTCAGTTAGCAGTTTTCACTTCTGCATTCTGCCTTCTGCATTTCCCTGATTAAACTCCGCCGGTCATGACCGTGGAGCGAACGTCGACCAGCACGCTGATCGCGGCCGTTGATTCACGCTTGGCCACGCAGCCGATGGCGCGATTGGCTTGGGCGACTGAGATTGCTTGTTGATTTAAAAGCGCTGTGCCCGCGGCATTTTCGTTCACTCCCATCAGGTTGCCCAACTCGAATGTCCCGCTTGGACAATCGAACTCGAACACGCCGGTGGTGGCCACGCGTATCGGCGCCGTCTCTCCCGCCCGGCTCCGCTGCATGGCTACGCCCAGGAACTTGGTAACAAACAGCTCCTGATTGGCTTCTTTTGTATTTTGGTCCGCTTGGCTCGACGCCGGCCGGACGTCGTCGGTTTCCTGATAAACCAGGTCGCCGATCTCAATCACTGTCGCCGCATCAACCGCCGCGATCACGGGATTCGTGTCCCCGTACCGCCAACGCATCTTGTCGGTCATTTTATTTCTCCGTTTTTTTGAAATAAGTTTTTCAGGTCTTGGTTTTCAGTTTTCAGTTCTCGGTTGTCAGTTATCAATTCTCACTCGTTGTAAGCGCAAAACCGCAAGCGATTTCATTCATCCCCCATCTTTTATGTAATCGCTTCGACAAAGGATCTGACGTCCATTTCCGTTGGGCTGAGCGCTATATTCTGGTCCCGCGAACACGGCTTTCCCGATGTCTCGAAGAGTGCGCCATGCCCGCCCTTTTTGCCGATCGCGCCGTGGCCGGCCGAATTGCGACAATTGCTCCCCGATGCCAGCAAACTTTGGTCCGCCTCCTCGCCTTCCAAAGTCCGCACCAGATGGGCCCGCTCCTCGATCAATTTCCGCATGGCTTCCTCGTTTTCCGCTTCCAGCAACAATTCCAAAAACTGCTCGCTGACAATAGTCTTGTCCTTAGGATTATTGCTGTCCGCATCGGGAAAATTGAATTCGCACAGCAATCGCCGCACGGTTTCCCGCTTTTGATGCGCCTCGTCCAAGGCCGTGAGCCGCTGCACCTCGGCCTTAAGCTGCAGTTGCTCATCAAGCGCTTCGCGGCAGAGCTGTTCGACCAATTCGGGATAATCCCGTTTCAAGTCCTCCACTGTAATCACCCGCGCCTTGTCAAGCGTTAAAATATCGCTATTCCCGGACACTTTCTGGACGGCCGATTCAAACAGACTGCGGGTCGTGGCCGGATCGGCCACCAGGTCCACGCTTTGCACCCGGGTAATCGCCTCGACCACGATCCGCTCGCCCTGGCGCACGGTCCGCGCTTCGACGTTGTGCGAAAATCCCACGTTTTCCGGGGCGTGTTCGGCGTCCCAAATGAGCTGCTCGGCCAAGGCATGCTTGGGATTAAAGTAAAAATCGGCGAACAAACCCTCGCCCGGCCGCGCATTGACGTTGCGAATCGTCCCCATGCGATCTTGATAATCGCGCGGCGCGCCAGGATTGCCCTTGGGGTGGTTCACGTTAACCTTGGCGTCCTCGTAAAGCCGAGCGGCCTGGGCGAGCGCCTCGGGCAAATAGCTGCGCCGGTTGCGCGACTCCAGTCCGAGGATCTTCACCCCGCGAATCACGCCTTCTCCCCGATCGACGCGCATCAGCACGCCGCGCGAATCGCAATATTCTTGAAGCCTTTCGGTCATCGTAGGTCCTTTCGTAAATCAGTAATCAGTTATCAGTTATAAGTTTTCAGTTTTCAGCCATCGGCTCTCAGCGGTCAGCCATCATCTATTGAACAAATCGTTATTCGAGAGTGCTGAACCCCGAACCCTGAACCCTGCTCCAACCTACCTCTGTTCGCATCTGCCCACTGCCCACCGTCCACTACCCACCGTCCACTACTTCTCGATTTGCTCCACCTTGCGGCGGATGTGCTGTATTGTTCCGTCCTGCACGCTCACCTCCACCGCCGCAGTGCCGAAAAAACCCCGCTTCAGCGTCGCGGCCAACATTTCGGCCAGGGCCTGTTCAATCTGGGCCACCTTCTTCGCGTTGCTCGTTGTGGCTGTGCTTGTCATGATGGACTCATGTATACAATTTGCCAAACATGATTTCAAGATTTCTTTTTGGCCACCCCCACAAATCATTAATCCCTAATCCCCAATCCCCTTTTTCTCGATCAATTGCCGCTCGTGTTCCGGGTCCAAGCCGTTGCGCATGGCCATGGTCGCAACCGACATCGCGCCGTTGCGGACCAGAATCTGATCGGCCTGCGCCTCCTTTAGCCGGTCGCGCACGGCAAGCGTGGGCGCAATGCCGCGAATGTCCACGTCCGCGATCGCTTCGGCCGGCAATCGGCCCGCCTCGACAGCGTGAAATACCACCCGCCGCATCACATCCACGTCGTCTTCCAGCATCTCGTGCTGCAAGCGCTCGAACATTTTCACCGCCGGACCTTCGGCCACCATGGTCGACGAGTAATTCGCGTTCGAGGCGTCGCTCGATAGCATGAACTCGGGCATGACCAGGCGGCTGGCGATGGCCCTAAGCTCGGCCTGCAACACGGCCACGTAACGGCCGGCATCGATGCCGGAAGCCGGAAATTCATATTCCGTGCCAGACAGGGCGTCCAGGATCGTGCCCGGGGCAAATCGCCTGAAGTGGCTGGTCCGGCCCGTGGCCTGGCTGGTCACGCTCAAGTCGGCCTGATTGGCCACAAATTGCTCCAGCCCCGCATTTGTCGCTGCCGAGTGCTTGCGAATGATGGCAATCGCCGATTGAATTTCCGACACTACGCTCATGTTGCGGAGCAGTTTTTCCGCACGGCGGAGATTCTTCCGCACCGGATAAAACAGCGGCAGGCCGCGCTTCACGTTGGCGTCAACGTTAGCCTTGCGATGTTGGATCGCCTCAGCGTCGATCCACCGGCCGTCGATCCAGTAGCCCACTACGGTTTCCACGTCGGCCGTGTCGGTCACGACGCCGAAACTGGCCGAAGGGTCGCCGACGCGATCGGCAGGGGCCGCAACCTGGTCCGGCTCGACAAACCGCACCCGGGTCGTGCCGTCCGGCGCGGGAAATAACCGTAAAAAGCACTCCCCGTCCCGGTCTTTGCGGCGGACGATCTCTTGCTGCCGCTGGCGCCAATGGTTAATGCGGGCGAATTCGTCCAGGACTTCCTGCACCCCGCTTAACAAGGATTCCGGCGCGGTCCGGCCTTTTCGCGCCACGGCCCGATAAACGTGCCCGCTGCCTACGATGTAACTGATGCGGTTTTCATGGCCGTTAATGGCGAATTCATTGCCCGCCGCCAGGGCCCGGCATTGTCCGCGGATTTCGGCCAGTTGCTGTTCGTCGGTGAAGGGAATTCCCGAACTGACGCCCGGCGCCATCGCCCCGCCCAGCGCGTTCCAACGCGTGCCGTCCACGTCGTAAAGTGCATCGCTGGGATCGACAAAACTGTCCCACAACTCGTCGAAGGCCTCCAATAGCCGCCGCTCCAAGTGCATCAACCGGGAATTGCCCGTAGCAGATGTGTTTCCGTTCACCCTTTCGGTCTGTTCATGTTTAACATTTTGCATGTTTGAAATTCCTTATCAATCGGCGCGAAACCGCAAGCGGTTTCTTTAGTTTATTCAACATTCATCATCCAGAATTCATCATTTCCTTCATCCCACCGGCAGACGATTGCCCAATCCGTCCTTGGCGCCCCGGCCGGCGAGCAGTTCCGCCGCCAGGCGCAGGGCCATTTCGGCCGCGTCCGGTCCGTCGTCGTGATCGCCGATGGGAAACTCCTGGAGTTGTTCGACCAACAACCGCGTTCCCGGACTGTCGCTCTTGAACTTCAACCGCCCGCTGGAAAGATACGGGCCCAGGCGGCGGATGCGGACCAATTTGTTCGTGCGATTTTCCACCGGCCAAGGCCGCGCGCCCAAAATGCCCTGCCGCCGGAATTCCGCCTCGAATTCGCCGGAGAGCAGGTCTTGAAATTGGTTGGCCTCCACGCCGAAAATGTCCGGCCGGAACCGGCGGAACAACTCCACCCCGTCGGCAACAATCTGCGGGGTCGCTCTGCGCTTCAAATCCGCCTCGATATACACAATTCCTTGCCGATCCACTCCCAGCATCACCAGGGCCGAGAAATCGCCACGCCGGGCGTCGCCCCCCTTGCTCGGATCCAACGCCAAACTTTTTACCACCAACTTGCCAGGCCAATCGTCGAACCAGATCGCTTCGTCGAAGTACGACTCCGGCCATTCGCACAAGTCGGGATTGATCGGCGAGTTTTGCTTCTCGCGCTCGAACGCCGTACGCCCGCCCTCCGCCCGCATGCACATCAGCGAGTAAAGATCTTCCTCCTCGGGCCAGAGGACCTTTGCTCCCCGGTCCATTTCTTCGCGATGTTTTTCGTAAAATTTTCGAGCAGCCGTTTTATAATGCGGATTGGCGATGTCCACGTACATGGCTTCCCATTCATGCCACAGCGACGTGTTCTCCGGCCAGCGTACCACGGCCTTGAAGATCCGCGACGTCCAGCCCGGCGTTTCGTGCAACTGCATGGCCAGGGCCTCGCGATGCAGCGCGGTGGCCAGGTTGACGACATTCGTTCGCGTGGTGCCGGCCTTCATCAACATGCCGTGGAACCAATCGCGCGAATGCCCGCGCTGGACGGCCGAAAGAATATGTCCGTCGTTTTGCAAGTCGTCGCAAATAATCAGCGTGGGCCGGTGTTCCCTGCGGCGCCGCCCGCGAATCCTCTGCCCGGTGCCAAAGGCCTCGATAACCACGCCGTTTCGCAGCACTATGCTATTGTTCCGCCACACCCTGCCCCGCCCCGCCGCTTGCGGATAATCCTGGGCAAGCAGGCCGTTTTCCAGCAATTCCGTTTTGATGTTTTCCAGGTGGGCGCAAGCCTGATGCTTTGTGTCGGAAACGATCCAGATATAAGGCTCCCGGCCCTCGACTGCCTCGCGCAATGGAAAGGCCAGCGTGCCGATGGTCGATTTGGCCCCGCCGCGCGGACCCAACAGGTTCAGTTTCGTGCCCCGAGCGCCCCGCATGGCGTCGATCTTCCCGGCCAGCCAGCGGTGCATGTTCGACGACGGGCGGCCGAAATGCGCGGGCAGGTATTTAACGCCCCAAGACAAAAGGTTCTTTGCCCCGCCGCCCGAACGCCGCGATCGCCTGGCGCGGCCGTGCCATAAAGCCACGTTGTCATGAAGTTGGCGCAGGAAAACCGCTATCCGTCCGGGCGGAATACCGCACTGAGCAACAATCGCATCTGGGGAAATCATGTGAACTTATTTCTGATCGATATTTTTACTCTCTGTTTTATCAACATCTTGTCCTGGCTTGCATGGAACAGACTCGCTAACCATCTTGGTCAGTTCTGCCAGTCGTTTTATAAAGGATTTGCGATAAGCATCGACCGGCACAGCTTCAATTACAATCCGCGCAAAACAATCTATTAGCCTCGACACTTGCTCGAGGCTAATAGTATCAGGATGCGGTGTTGCGTATTCCTCGGGATTGATTCGTTCCAGCGCCCAGGCCGCCGCCCGCCAATATTGGGCTTTTTTCGCGGCCGAATTGATATTCTTCACATGCGAGACCACCGCCTGACCCTGTGCATGATCTAATTTTCCGGCAAACTTCTCATTGCGTTCGGCCGTGTTTTGGATCGTTTTCGGATCGCAGCCTACATAATGCGCGGCAGTCCGCCGACTGCATCCCATCGAGATGATCGCCACGATTTCCCCTTGCTTCATCTCATCCAGTACCGGCGGTCTTCCGGGTTTCGCCACAATGCTGCTCCTTCACGATTGTGCGCAGGCGTGCCACTGGCTCAGCCAGTGCCACCCGCCGATTGTGCGCCAATGTATTCGAACGACACCACGGCCCTGCCCGCCGATCCGCGGTAATTTTTTACAAATCGCCCGGCGTTTCGCGAGCCGGTCTTTTTCACTCCCACCGCCCGCCATCGCGGCGAGCGCCGGCAGTGTGCGATCACGGCCGGATGGCTGGCGGTGATGTTCAGCCGAAACCCCTCCCGGCGGTTCAGCTCGGCCACCGTTTCCGCCAGGGCCATGCCGATGCCGATCCCTTGATAATCCGGCAAGGTGACGATGCGGCTCACGCGCCGCCGGTTTTTCCGCCCCAATAACGAAAGCGTCGCGCAAAACGCCACCGGCGCGCCCTCCCACAAGGCCATGTAACACCGCGCGTAACTGCTCAACGCCCCGCTCAAATAGTGATGACGCGCAAACAACCGCCACGCACTGCGCCGGCAACGAACGATTTCAAGCTCGATCGGCGGTCGCCGAAGTCGCCTCCGTTGAAACGACGAACTCGCCATGTCGATCACCCAATCCGGCTCGAGCCACTCCGTAACGTCGTAATGGCACGTCACCGCCACAAACCGGCAGCCGATCCGGCCCGAATGAATCCCCTTTGCTATCGCCGCCGATATCACCCGGGCCACATTGCGGTCCACCACGCTAGTAAACTCGTCAAACGCCACCACGGGTGGCACTGGCTCTGCCAGTGTGGCGGGTGGCACTGGCTGAGCCAGTGGCACACGGCCAGCGTCTGGCGGCCGAGTTGCCTGGCTCAGCGCCCGGGCAAGGTCGCAGCGAAACTGTTCGCCGTTGCTGAGCACGTGGTATGGTTTTATCCACGACGGCGGCGAGGAAAACCCCACTGCCGTAAACATTCCCGTTATCTGCTTGATCGGCAGATCGCCCAAACCGTCGATCACTGCCCGGTCCGCCGGCCACTCGTTGCGGCGATAAAGATGCTCGCCGAATAGTTTTTTCGCCAGCGTGCTTTTCCCGCTCCCCGATGGACCGACGATCAAACCGATCCGCCAATCTTTTGAAGGATGAGGGATGAAGGATGAAGGATGAATCGAACCGCTTGCAGTTTCGCACTGTTCACCGTCCACTGCCCACTGCCCACTGTAATCTTCACTTTCTCCATCCTCGATATTCAGCAACTCTTCCGGCACTCCCACCCGAAACTCCTGCGTCGCCTTGGCCGCAAGCGGCACGTCAAACATGCCCGCCACCTGCTCGACGCGGAACGAATCGAATACCGGACAATCGACGGTTATTTCAACAACTGGCATCCCTTATCTCTCATCTCTAAGCTCTATTACAGCGTCAACAACTTGCACTTGTATCCCTCGCCGCTTAGTCGCTCGTAAACCACTTGCTGATCGGCCTCGTCCCGGCACTCGACTACCACCTGAAAGGCCTCGGGCACGTTGACCTCGCGCGATCCTTCATCGACAATATCTTCCACCGGCGGTTCCGGATCCTGAATCATCCGCTCCAACAATGCCTGAACCGCAGCGTTCTCGGTCTCCACATTCGCAACCAATTCGGCAAGCACTTCGTCATTTGTTTCAGCCATTGCGGCCAACGGGTCAAGCAGGGCAAGCAGCTTGGCCGCCTCGGCATCGTCAAGATCAAGGATTAAAACGGGCACTTCCGCGTCGGGCGTAGTTTCCGCGCGCAAATGGCCGTCGATCAATTCCAGCGAGCCGTCGGGCAACTCCCGGGCCAAAAGCGCGTCGGCATATCCTACCTCGGCCAGCACGCCGCAAAGCGCATCGCGCTGCGCCTGCGGATGCGTTCGCCAATTCCGCCGATTCGGCCGCAACTCGCTCGCCCGCACCCGCCGCAATTCCCTGATCCGATCCCGAATTTGCATCAATCACTCTCCTTAGTTACGCCATCCTGATTAGCCCCCGATGTCATCCTTATTTAGCCCCCGGTGAATACACCGGGGGTTTGCTTGCGGCTTTACGCTTTGCTAGGTTGAGGATTAGCGGAAAATGTTTTGCTAAGAGTTCTGAACCCTGAACCCGGAACCCTGAACCCTACTCCCGCAACCGATCCGAAATATTTTCGATCTGCAACGCGTGCATTTCCCAGCGGCGATCCAACTCCTTCAAGGCGGTTTCGTGTTGAATGCATTGCGGCAGCCGCTCCTGATCGGCATCGACCATGCGGTCGACCTTGGTCTCCAGGCGGCCGACTTGCGTCGACAGCACCGCCAACTTGGCATGCACCATGAACATCCACGGAGCGGTCGCCAACAGCGCCGCCGTCACTACGTAGATAACGATTTCCCACTCCTGCACGCTCATCGTTGGTCCCTTTGTAGGGCGCGTGCTTGCACGCACGCAATCCCCAAAAAGATTGCGTTATTTGGTCGTGGTTTGCGCGGTTGATTGCCCTGCGGTTGTGGCTGCGATTTGTGAAACAGTCTTGGCCACGTCGGCCGCGGCCTGTGCGTTCGCGGCAACTCCGGTAATTTGACTGAGTTTGGCTTCAAGCTGAGTTTTAATCGGCTCGACAGCCGCGGCCACGTGTTCGCGTATCTGAGCGGCCGCCTGGCCGGCTAATGAATTCGGCGCAAGGCTTTCGATTGCCAGCGGCTTATTGTTCACCAGCTTCCAAATCACTACGCAACCGAATATCACCAATCCAACGGCCGGTATCCCGCCTCCCACGGAAACCAATTTGTCGAACGTCAATCCGCCGGCCAAACCCTCCTTGAGCTTTTCTTTCGCAAGATCCTTGATATAGCCTTTGACCACGTCGTCCGGGTCGGCATTCGGCCCCAGGTCGGTCTTTACTTTGTTGACTCGATCAAGGGCCTTTTGAATGAGCGTCTCCGGATCGCCGCCGAATCGCTCGATTACCACGCCGACTTTTTTCACTTCGTTAACCACGCCCAAGGTCTGGTCGGCGAGGTTTTTCACCTG